TAAAATGGATACAGAAATTACTGTTACAGGTCTTACAATAGCAAACTGTAACGACATAGAGCGGAAGTTTACTATTGCTGAGACCACCGCAGATGGCGATATTATTACTACCTGCGGCCATCGAATAGGTTGGGATTGGGACTCTAATTTAGGGACTGTTGTTTGGACTAAATCAGGCCGACGACTAATGCACGCAATATCAATTAAGTAAAACTAACAACAACATATAGGTGATACAATGGATACAGGTGATTATATAGCATTTGGTGCAATGGTTTTTATAGCACTAGTTTGGGTTAACTTAGATATGATGGGGTTGCTATCATGAATAGCGCAATGATACGCAAACAAAAAAGAGAGGCTAGAATTGACTTACTAGTCTCAGCGATTGGGTGGAGCACTATAGCAGCCATCAATTACTTGCTGTTTACTGGCGTTTTCTTTATGATCAACAACCCACTATCGACACTTATTAACTAGGGAGATAATGCAATGAAACATTGGGAAATAGACCACTATGGCGAACATATCCGCATTGAGTGGAACGAATCAGCAACATTCAATCTACAGACTGCTATTGGTGGCGAATGGGTAGATTATCACTGTTTTACCTGCTATGGTATTGACACAGAGCAGGAGGCACTAGAACACGCATATGAGATATTAAACGAATCAATAGAGGATCTGATCTAATGAAAATAAATAACGTAGGTTCAAACATGACAGAATTGGTACACACTAGCGGTGTTATTGTACTGTTTAGCTATTCGACACCAGTAGCGGCATTACTGCCCTCTGGTCAATATGTAAAAACTGACAGGAAATACAGCGTCACCACCACCAAACATGTTAATAAATGGGTGTTAGGTAATGTTGAAACTAAACCACAGTCTTATATTGATGAATTAGCAGGAGCGTAGGCAATGAAAGCTACATTATCATTTAACGACATAGACACAGCTAAACAATTTACGTCTTATTGGGCTTGTAACACGTTGACAGGGCATGATATGTCGGCAGTTAAACCAGACGGCAGTGTTAATGTAATTGTTTACAATGTAACAGACGAAAAAAAACAATTGATTGATAGATTTATAGCTAGTACTGCTGATAAACCATCACCAAACGCAGAGCATTGGGCGCGATTGCGTCGGGATTACCCTGCTATAGAGAGGGCTGAATAATGAATAGATTTGATATAGTAGAAGCGTATTACGTTTATTTTGTTAACTTCCATAACGGACAAAATAGCGTTGAATACAAGCGATTAAGTAAAATGCTTACTTATTTTACACCGCGCAAAAGTTTACGCGATAACCCCTGCATTGATCAGTTAGAAGATACAGGCAAACAAATATACAGTGATCTGTTATTCAATAGAGCCATAAATGAATTAAACTAATTTTCCCCTAGTGTGTGTTGCAATCCTTTTGCCCAGTGTAATATCTGGGCTTTTTTTTGCCTGTAATATACCGAGCTAATATAAGCCGTTTTAAAGCTGTTTAGGCTGCTACCCTTAATCAGCAATCAAATAGCTCGCTAAAAGCCGTTAGAACGCAATCTAGGCTGTGCTATGGCTATTCTGAGCCGTTATTTAAACAGCAGTTTTACTGTTTGTATTTTTGGCTCTATTTATTGGTGGTTTTAAACTTGTTTCCCGTAATGGAGAGACAACAGAGAGACAACAGAGAGACAACAGAGAGACAACAGAGAGACAACAGAGAGAACAACCACAGTCCCTATGAGGACCGAGACGATAGAGAGACGATAGAGAGAGAGCAGAGTCTAAAACGTGACCGAAAACCTGGTTCTGGTCACAAAATAGACTTGGGAGAGTTGAACTACTGGGGAGAGTATTGTCAAATGCAACGGAACTTTTTAACCAATAGAGAGAGGTGATAATGCGAGAGAGTAACTTTGCATTTTTTAGCGACATAGAAGACAACGACACCAGGACTGCTGCTATCAACGAATTTGTTGATATTGTGCAGAGTTTACCGTATAGATGCGGTGTTGAAGTGTTAACAGCGATTAGAGAGAGGGTTATACTGGACTATATAGTTAACAACAGAGTTGATATAGATGTTTAGAGATAATTATTGTTATTAACATTAAAGTGCTTTAAAAAGCGTTTAAGAAACTATATAGTCATATATTCTACCACAAACTGAGGAGATTTTAAAGATGGGACGAAAGATTAGGTACTATCGCAACGAAACAACAGACCCTAGACTAGTGAAGGGTAAACTGTATACAATGCACGAGTTAGCTAAACGTGTTAAACAGTCACCGACTACAATACGCAGTAGAGTAGGCACTGGCGACACTGTTACTGATGAACATTTTATCAGTAAGAAAGTAACACGTTCAATATGGCCTGTATTTGAGACAGAGATACAGGAAAAATCATCACAATGGCTGAGGAGAAAGTTATAATGTTTAAAAAATACATGTTAGAGGGTACTCTTGACCCAGAAATACAAGCAGTCTTTAAAGCAGCCGCAGATATTAGCAATGGTGTTTTTAGCTTGCAAGAGGCCGCTAATCACTATAAGGTACACCCGTCAGTGATTGTACAGTTTATTGCTGAGAGTACAGAGTATGATATGATATTTAGTAAATTTACTGAGGAGAAACAGTAATGGGCAGAAACTGGAACGGCAGTTGTGAAGATTGGTTGCATGGTGATGAGCCATATGGTTTTGATTTACCAGATGCAGATGATTACCCGCCAATGGAGCAGTGGGAGATTGATGAAGCTAAGGCTGAGATATTGGCAGATGAAGAACGTATAGAGGAGAAGAATGATGATGTTATTCGGTAGAATGCTAAGTGTTGAGTTAATTAACGGTTGCGGTTTATTTCTGGAGTTTGCCGACAGTAGAGCAGTGTGGGTGTATAATAGAGAGACTGAGCAGACTGAGGCTATGCCCTTTGAAGGGGTGCTGTTACATCTACCCTTTGTACTGGTTAGCTATGGTAGGGTATATGAGGAGGTGCTGTAGTGGCTAAAATACACCAACCATGCCCTGACTGTGGTAGCAGTGATGCGCTACAGATCAACGACAATGGCAGTACATTCTGTCACAGTTGTCATAAATACACGCCCAGTAGTCAGGTTAGAGAGGAGACTTGGGAGATAGCAGTGCCAGTGTCTACAGAACCGAAGGCTAAACCAGACTTCAGTGCAGTGGAGAGAACGCTAACGACAGGTAACTACCAAGCCATTGTCGATAGAGGTTTAACCACCGCCACCGCTAAAACCTACGGAATCCTGGATCAGGCTGATCGCACCTATTTTGCCTACCATGACCCGTCAGATGCTAATGTGCCTATCGCGGCAAAGATCAGACTGCCCGACAAAAACTTTTATAATGTTGGTAACTGGGCAGGTACTGGTCTATTCGGTCAACAGCTATTCAATGGCGGTGCTAAGTACATCACCATCTGTGAAGGCGAGTTTGATGCCGCAGCCGCATACCAGATGCAAGGCAGTAAGTACCCATGCGTCAGTGTCAGGAACGGTGCAGGAGGTGCGCTGAAAGATTGCAAAGCCGCATACGAATATCTGGATAGCTTTGATGCCATTGTAATATGCTTTGATGCAGATGAGGCAGGTACAAAGGCCGCGAGAGAGGTTGCAGAATTGTTTGGTGGTAAATCAGCCATTGTGAAGCACACCAACGGCCATAAAGACGCTTGCGACTACCTGAAGGCCAACGATACCAGAGAATTCATTGCCGCATTCTGGGCAGCAGAGAAGTTTGTACCTGACGGCATCATCAATGGTGCTAGTCTCTGGGAGGAGGTTAACAAACCAGTAGAGAAGGCCGCAGTGCAATATCCGTGGGCTGAGTTGAACAAGCTAACCTACGGCATCAGGGAGGCTGAGTTAGTCACCATCACGGCAGGTTCAGGACTAGGTAAGTCTCAGTTTGTGAGAGAGATAGTGTGGCATATTCTCAAGCATTCTGAGGAGAACATTGGTCTGCTATTCCTAGAGGAGAATGCACGTAAAACTGCGCTATCGCTGATGTCTCTGGCGGCTAACAAGCCGTTGCATCTACCAGATGTAGAGAGTACGGAGGAGGAGCGTTGGGAAGCATTTGAGACTACAATGGGAACTAACAGACTCTACCTATTTGACCACTTTGGTAGCACCAGTGTTGATAACATCATTGCACGTTGTCGCTACATGGCTAAGGCGTTAGACACAAAGTTTCTGTTCTTAGACCACGTTAGTATTGTTGTGTCAGCGCAGAGCAACGGTGACGAACGCAAGGCTCTTGATGAAATCTGCACCAAGCTGAGAATGTTAGTGCAAGAGACAGGCATAACATTGTTTATGGTTAGTCACCTGAAGCGGCCAGACGGTAAAGGCCATGAGGAAGGTGCTGTTAGCAGTCTATCGCAACTCAGAGGCTCTGCATCCATTGCACAGCTATCTGATATGGTGATAGGGCTAGAGAGAAATGGTCAGGCTGATGATCCTGTAGAGAGAAATACAACCCATGTCAGGGTGCTGAAGAATCGCTTCTGTGGCACTACAGGCAAGGCAGGTGGGTTGCTATTTGACCAGACTACAGGTAGAATGACTGAAATTAAAGAGGAAGGTCTATAATGAGATGCATAGCGTGTAACAAGGCTTTATCGGACTTTGAGTCTACTAGGAAATCTGCAATCAGCGGAGAGTATTTAGATATGTGCAATGACTGCTACTTTTACACTGACGACATTGACACTATCGACAGAGAAG